GGGGCAATGAGCACCAACCAGGCACAGAAAAAAGAAAGAATCCACGAAATCTACCGCCTGCTCCTCACCGGGACTAATCGCAGAAGCATCATCAGATACGCCAAAATCAAAGAATGGAATGTTAGCGAGCGAACCATCGATGGCTATATCAAAGAAGCCATGGAGGAACTCACCACCACCCTCAACATCGACCGGGAAAAGAAAGCAGCGCTCGCACAACATCGCCTCGACGATCTCTACAACTGCTCATACACCATCAACGACTTCAAGACTTGCCTTGCAGTGCTCAAAGAGAGCAACGAACTCAACGGACTCAAGAAAGACAACGTAGAGCACACTGTCATCCTCTCTGACATGGACCTGCTCCGCAGCAAACTCGATGCAGCACTCCAGGAAAACCAGGACAACAGACAAAAACTCGTCCAGGCACTCCAGGAGGAACCGTGAACACCAACGACGCACTGCGGGCATACATCGACCTTCCATCGTTTTTATCCATCACCAACCACGGAACCTGGAAAAGAGCTGCACATCTCGACCTACTCTGCGACGCTCTCCACAAAATAGAGGCAGGAACCATAACCCGCCTCATCGTCAACATGCCCCCTCGGCACGGGAAAAGCGAAGTCATCAGCAAAGGCTACCCTGCCTGGCACCTGGGCCGCCATCCGGACCACGAAATCATGCTCACCAGCTACGGAGCAGAACTCAGCGAAGACTTCAGCCGCATCAACCGGGAAAAACTCCGGGAATTCGGAGAAGAAATCTTCGGCATCCGCATCAGCAAAGCATCCGCATCAGTAGGCCGCTGGGGAATCTCCGGACACCGCGGAGGCCTCGTAGCAGCAGGAGTCAACGGACCACTCACCGGACGCGGAGCCAACGTCGCCATCATCGACGACCCCATCAAAGGAGCACTCGAAGCAAACAGCACAACCTACAGACAGCACCTCCTCGAATGGTACCAGACAGTCCTTCGCACCCGTCTCGCACCTGGCGGCGCCATCATCGTCGTACAAACCCGCTGGGCAAAAGACGACCTCGCAGGATGGCTCATAGAACAAAGCAAAACAGGAGGTGAACAATGGACCATCCTCAACATGCCTGCAATCTCCGGAGACGAACCTGACAGCCTGGCACGCCCTCCTGGACAGGCACTCTGGCCAGAACGATTCGGCGTTGACTACCTCCGCTCCGTCCAGGCAACCCTCACCCCATACCAATGGTCCGCCCTCTACCAGCAGCAGCCAATCGACTACGAAGGTGCACTCTGGAAATTCGAACACATCGACCAGCACCGCTGGGACAAGAATCGTCCGCTCCCTCAGCTCAAACGTATCGTAGTAGGCATGGACCCCGCAGTCACCTCCGCAGAAGGAAGCGACGAAACAGGCATCATCACTGCAGGCATCGACGCAAACGGCCACTATTACATCCTGGCAGACTCAAGCGGAGTCAGAAGCCCCCTGGAATCTGCCAGAGAAACCGTCCGCGCCTATTGGCTCTGGCATGCCAACGACATCATCGCCGAAAGCAACCAGGGAGGAGACATGGTATCAGACCTCATCAGAACAGTAGATCGTCGCCCCCGGGTCAAACTCGTCAGAGCTACCCGCGGCAAACGCATACGGGCAGAACCTATTGCATCGCTCTATGAACAAGGCCTCGTCCACCACGTAGGCAGACATCAGAAGCTGGAAGAACAGCTCTGCACCTGGAACGCCCTGTCCGGAGACTCACCGGATAGATTAGACGCCCTCGTCTGGGCACTCACAGACCTCAGCAGCAACACCAGACTCGTTCCAACCCCCATCTTCCTCTCCGGAGGAGGAGTACACACATGACAAACAAACAAGAACAAGACAAAGTGACCGCACAGAAATCCGAAGGATACGAAGCAGTCTCCGCATCGTGGAAAACCGCCCCGACCAAAGTCAGACCAGACACCATCCCGAAACTCCAAAACAACGTCCATTACCAGGACGCACTCACCAGCAAAACCATCCAGATCTACCCAGCCCCCCCGGAAATCTGGGTCACAGACGGCACTGGTGAAACTGATGAAAACCTCACTGCAGAAACCCTCGAAACCTTCGAACGCATCAACGGATGGGACCTCATGCGAAACGTAATCCCGGACATCATGGGATACGGATGCAGCATCTTCTCACCAGGTATCGACAAGAAAGACAACCACTGGTACATCACTGAAATCAGACACCTCCCACCGCAGACCTTCTCAACACACCCCCCAATAGGAGGCAACGTCACCATTGCAAACCCGCTCCTCCCAGGCATCATCGTCACCCCGGAAGGGGAAACACAAGTCTGGCAAATCAACCACTCCACCGGAGCACACCTGAGAATCCAAAACTTCCGCATCATCAAAATGCCGGGAACCCCCACTCCCTCAGGCATGGCCTACATGTACCCGGTATACCACCTCATCGCCATGATAGACTTCGCCATGCAGGCAGAGATCCAGCAAGTGAACAGAGTTGGCGCCCCCATCCTCCTCCCCAAAGTCTCCGAAGAAGCAGACGACCTCGAATACGACCTTCTCGCCAAATGGTTCAAAGAATTCGGCAAACAATGGGGAAAAGACACAACCGCTCTCATCCCCAAAGGCATCGAATTCCCCGCCCTCAACATCCGCGAAGGAACCGTAGCACAACAATTTGTAAACCAATGCGTGAGCTGGATAAGAGCATTCAGCAACCCCATGTCAGAAATGCAGCAGACCGGAACAGGCATCGGCACATCCGACAGCGGCAGAATGGAAATCTGGGCAACTCACATCGCAAGCTTCCAGAACACCTGCGAACAATGGCTCGAGCAGCTCTTCGACGAAATACTCCGAGCAAACGGCTACAAAGACCACCACACACACATCCGGCTCAAAAGACCAAGCGTCGACAAATCCGCCCTCAGAATCGAAGCCCTCCGCCTCGCATACGACACCAAATCCATCACCAAAGAAGAAACCCGAGACAACCTGACAGACATCCTCGACCTCAAAATCTGGACACCGGAACTCGAAGCCGAACTCAACACATTATACCCGCCATCCGCAGCAGGAATCTTCGGCAACACCAAGGGCATCAGCAGAAAACAGAACACCATCATCGAAAACACCCAACGAGAAATCGACAAAATCACCGACGAAGCAGAAACCGCAATCCTGCGCATCATGGGGTACGACAAAGAATGAAGAAAAAACAGGCAGAAAAAATCGAAGAAATCATGATACTCCGGCAGACAGCACTTGCCGGAGTCTTCGCCAAAGCCGCCGCAAAAACTGCAGTCCTCACCACACAAGAAGCAGTAAGCGAGCTCCGGAGAGGCCAATATACCATCAGTGAATGGGAAGGCATCACCGAAGAAATCACCAAAGACTACGCATCCCAAATCCACAAAGGCGGCTCCCTCTGCATCGAACGCATCGCCAAACCAGCAGGAGACGGACACGTAGCAGTATCCACAAAACAGACATTCATCCCCTGGCTCACTGATATGCGGGAAAGAGAAGCAGCAGACATCATCAAACTTATCGCGGAAGCAGAAGCCAACCAAGTCCACCCGAAAAACATCGCAAAGCAGCTCAACCAGTACTTCACCGGAACCAAACACAGCGCAATCACTGCAGCACGAACCGAAGCTCAGAAAATCCGCAGCGACGCCCGGAGCAAAGCCTTCGAAAAAGCCGGAGTCAAATACGTCCAGTACATCGCCGCCATGGACGAAAGAACCCGCCCGGAACACGCCGCCCGGAACGGCAAAATCTACAAACATGAAGATGCCCCCTATCTCGGCGAATACAACTGCCGCTGTGTATTAGTCCCGGCTGACTACAAAGTCGAAGAGAAAGGTGCGAAGGTCGAAGACACTCATGAAGAAGTCGTCCCGGAGAAGTCGCCGAAGGCCGAGACTAAAGAAGCGCCAGAGGCAGAAGTGCAGCAACCTAAAGAAAAACAGGAACCGGAATGGAAAGAAGTAAACTGCGAGAACATCACCACCACCAAAGAACTCAAAGAAGCACTCGCAGCAGCATACCCAAACATCACACTCCCACTCCGGGCGCTGAGCAGACTTGACACCACAGCAGTCGCTCAGAACTTCCAGAAAGCAGAAGACATGCGCAGAGATTTCCCAGAGATAGCCAAAGAAGTCACCGTCCTCAAAACCGAGAACGAACACTCCTACGCATACACACAACCCTCGCATGACCTGACAGACCTCCGCCTTGTACTATCTACTCGGTGGTTCGCAAAAGACAAAGTCGAATACTTCGAAGAGAGCTACAAAGACCAAGTAGAATGCAAATTCTTCCCTGCTGGAACCACCTACAAGGACACCATCGCTCACGAAATGGGCCACGTCCTCGAATACACCATCATCAAAAAAATCTACTCAGATAGAGACGATATAGTCAATGCATGGATCAGCTGTGAAGTAGCAGAAGAAATCGTCCAGAAAGCACAGGCAGAATTGCGTGAAGAACTCGGCAAAGACTATGACCCGGCACTGACAGCACTCAGCATCTCACAATATGCCAACAAATCCGATTCTGAAACCCTTGCAGAAGCACTCTCAGACTACTATGCAAACAGAGAGTCCGCAGTCTTATTATCCAAGAAGATCGTAAAATATGCTAAAGAGAAATACAAGGAGGTGACAGAATGACACGAGGCCCTATTCTTTTTGACTACTACCCATGGGCAATATTCGACAAGCGAGGTCACCCCGTCGGAATCAGAGATGATGCACCAAAGGAAGCCAAAGAAGCATACGAAGAAGAAGAACGCATAGCATCCCTTCGTTTCTCCACGGTGATAAAGAAATGACCCGCGCTCATCCTCTCTCCGACTCCCAGAAACGCATCATCGAAAACAACCTGGGAAAATGGGACAAAGACATCTGCCAGCTTGACGGCATGGCAGGAACCACGCCCCGACAGATAGCCGACTATCGCAAACGCATCACCAGGACAAGTCAGAGCGAACACCGCCAGCTTGCCGAACACCTGCAGAACTACATCAGGGACAACGGCCTCCCGTCGAAATACGGAGCCGTCATCTCATACATAGATTACTTGCAAAACAAAGGCTAAATAGCCAGATATAAACGTAACGGCTTCCGTTAATGCCCGCAAAACTCCCATGCATATACATGGGAGATCCATTTTTTCACGAAGTAACTCTCCAACGGCTGGGAACATACCTGCCGTATGGAGACACTGAGGTGTTTTTCTCTCCCGAGTCATTCCGCGACACACGCGTATGGGAAAACATCCCTCTCATATACGCAGAGCCAAAGGATGACGCAATCTCGCATCCTGACTTCGCGAGCGTCACCACCGGACACCTCCCGGAGAATATGCGCTTCGTTGGCCATGTCTATGGAGCATACATCCCTCAAGAAGGCCAGCCGAGACTGACAGCAACACTCGCAATCACCGATGTGAAAGTAGAAGAACTAGTCCGACAGGGTCGCGTTGGCCTCTCAACGGCCTTCGCATCCGCAGAGCTGGAGCTCTCGGAAGGAGTAAACCGTATCATCGGCACAATCCTCCCGAACCACGTCCTGCTATTCGAACAGGGAGCATGCCCAAATTGCTACCCACGAGACAACGGAGCACTGTTCTTCAACACAATGGAGACGGATAAAATGCCGGAAACAGAAGATAACGAAACCAAAGGAATCCTGAAATCCATCAAGGCACTGCTTGAAAACATGAAAGCAGAGAAGACCCTTCAGGAAACCAAAGAAGCAGAAGACGCACACTCTGCAGAAATCGCACAGCTCAAGAACACTATCAGCGAACTCGAAGCCAAGCTTGCAGATGCGGAGAACGCACGGCTCCAGACCGAGCGCGACAACGCATGGAACACCATTCGTGCAAACGTCCCGGAAGGCTGGCTGGGAGCCAAAGAAGGAGAGACCAGAAAACTCTTTGAAAACGACAAAGATCTCTTCTACAAGAACCTGATGGAGCACAACAACACCTACGCAGCGGGAATCAAAGCCGAAGGCTGCGGATGTTCCACCCAGGACAAAGAAGCACAGCTGAGAAACAACATCAAAGAGTCTGAAAAGAAAACAGGCTACTCCTTCGCATAGGTGAAAAAACATGCCAACTTCTGGATATATCACATCCGACGACCTCGAAAACGTACTCTATCAACGTAAAATCGTCGGCCAAATCCTCGAACAAGCACAAGGATACGGTACCCTTGCCAACGACTCCCTTGTGAAACAAGTCTCGGTCAGCGCAACCCACGTCAGCCTCTCCACCATGGACTCCGTCAAAGTCACCCCTGACCTTGGAGAGCTCGAGGCCGCCAACATCGACAGCCAGTCGTTCGGATCTATCGATGTCGACCTCAAGGCAGACATGATTCGTGTTGCATTCTCTGATGAATCCCTCCTCAATGCAACCATTGCAGACCCTCTTGCACTGACCACCAAGAACGCAGCGGTTGGATTCAAACGCACTCTTGACAACAAAATCGCCACTGCATTCGGCACCACTCCACAGACCACATCCTGGGACACGGCAACCCAGAGCTTCCTGGAAATCGTCGGTACCTGCGTCGGCCTCCTCGAAGGAGCTAAACTGACCGGACTCGCAGTCAGCCCGGAGACCTACTGGAAGATTGCAAAATCCCTCACCACAGGAGACGGACGCACCGCAGGAGTCTATATCCAAGACAAGATGCAGTTCCTTGCAGGCTACGACGCACCAATCAACATCTCCACTTCCGTCCCGGCAAACACCGTATACTTCACCAGTACCGAAGTACCAGGAGCCTACCTCATCCGCGGCCAGGCAAAGACCGAGACCTACAGAGACCACGACAAGCGTGCAACCATCCTCCAGGCAAACATCTGGAACGCAGTGGCCACTAACATCAGGCAGACTGACGACGACCTCAACGCTGGTGTTGTCAAAGTAACAGTCACCTGAGTGGGAGGAATAAGGCGATGACAAACCAACAGGAGATAGCAGATCTTCTCCCTATTGTATCGCCATACTCACTACCCGATGGTGCTGCTGGAGCATCGCTGATCGCTTCCGCAGAAGAACGCACCCTCGCAGATGCGCCCGGACTGGGAGATAACCAGCAGACACTGGCCTGTGCATACTACATCGCCCACATCATGGCGGTGCAGAGCGGCAAATCAGGCATCACCTCAAGACACCTCGGGTCGTGGTCCGAATCCTACACTCACTCAGAAACCACCGCATTCCTGGAAGAATACACCCGCATCGTAAAGCGACACGCCAGAACAGCAGGCATCAAAGCATCCCAACTTATCCACCATGCCGACATCGCAATTGCAGACACACTTGGCATGGACGACTCGGATGCAGGAATCAGACTGCACAAGGAGACGAGCTGATGCAGGCAGACGACACTCGCATCATCCTGCAAAAACTCGGCAAAATAGAAGCCGCGATGGAATACACCGCAGAAACCATTGCAGAGCTGAAGGACGACATGCGGGAACTCAAACACGAAGCAGCGGAAAGAGAATACCGCATCGCTCAGATAGAGCAGTGCCAGGCAGCATGCGAAGAACGACGGAAAATCACTATGGGTATAGTTGGAGGAGTAGCAGGAACAATCTCTGCAGCACTCACCGCCCTCATAACCCACCTAATCGGAGGCTAGCATGACACCAACTCCTATTCATGACCTCCTGAGGCAAACCATCGCAGTCCAGAAAGCAACCAGCACGACTGATGGAGACCATGAATACAGCAACCCCGTCCAGCACCCTGCAAGAATAGAACACACAACTCGCCGGGTGCTAAACACCAAAGGAGAAGAGGTAGTCAGCACTGCACTCATCATCACTGTCAACCCTATCGGGAAAAACGACAGAATAACTCTCCCTGACGGGACTGCGAAAACACCCCTCCAAGTATCCGCACTCCCAGACGCCGATGGAGCCATAGGACACTACGAGGTGCTAATATGAGCGTAGGATACGACATCCGGAGCCTGCTGGAAACAGCAGGCATCCACGCGGATGTCAACAACATCAACAGCGCCCTGGCATCGACAATCTCCGTAATGGAAACAGGAGGATACCCGCCAACCCGGTGCAACTCCTCAAACACACCCGCCCCGGTAACTGAACGACTCACCGTACAAATCATAGTACGAGACCCGCAAAAACCAGCGGCAAACAAAACCATCACGCAGATTATCGCCGCCCTGGACGACACCACAAACTGCGTAGTGAACGACACACACTACGTAAGCCTGATGATCAGCATCCCTCCTGTCTTCCTCGGAAGAGTCCAGACAGGCCAAGGTGAAACAAACGAGTATTCGATTAACTTCGAAGCCATCATGTGGAAAACGTACAAATGAACCCACCACTTAGCACCCACAAAATCACCGTAACGATTGATGACAAAGTACCAGGATGCCTCCGTAGCATCACCGGCCCCAGCATCTCAGTAGAAGAACTGGACATCACATGCCACAATGCAGAATCCAACATCAGAAAGAAAATGGCTGGACTGGTGAACCTGGGAACCGTATCAACAACCATCGTCTATGACAAAACAGCAGTCTCCGGATTCTACAACGACCTGGTAGACGGCAAAAGCCATAGTATCGAAATCACCTTCAACTATGAGACGCCGGAAACCCTCACCTTCTCCGCATTCATCACCAGCCTGAGCATCGATACCTCCGGATCTGATGTAACCGCATCCATCACCTGGACGCTCGATGGAACGACCGCCCCGACCTGGAGCACAGCATGATTCCAGTAAAATCAATAGACATCCTCGGCGAAGAGTACGAAATCAGGTACCCTGTATCTGCACTCATCGCCGCTGAACACGAACTTGGACAACCCATTGCCTCACTCGGGAAAAACCCGCTTATGGGTCAGCTTGCAATCATCCTCAGACATGGCCTCTCCCGGGACGGCAAGAAGCTGACCAGAGACGACCTCGCGATTATGCTCGAACAGCTCTCTGCAACAGAGTTCACCGACATCGTCACCGAAACCATGGAAATGATATTCCCCAGAGAGGCAGAGAACACCAGACGCAAGAACAGAAACGGTGCCAACCCAGAGTCGGAAAAAAACTGACGGGAGTGTGGAGAGCTGCATACATCTATGAGTATGTAGACACCCTCTTGTCATCCGGCATGTTTCTGAACCCAGACACCATCTACAATGCAACTCTGCACGAATTAAACCTGCTGATCACAGGGATCCGAAGAAGAAACAAAGAGCAGGAACAGATACGGAACATCAGATTCGGAACAATCGCCGCCGCCATCTACAACGTACAGAGGACCCGCCAGGAAGACAGAGTATTCCAGTGGAATGACTTCTTCGCAGACCTCTTCAACGAAACCGGACCCACTCCTCGCAATGAGATGACAGACGAAGAAATCTACACCGTACTGGACATGATGTTTGGAGGATACAGAAATGAAAACTGATACCACTAACACCATCACAGGCGACGATCGCTTAGTAGCAATGCTGGAAAGGAGCATGAAGGACATGACAGAAACTGCAGCAAAAGCTATGATGAAATTCGCAGGAGAAATCATGGGACGTAGCGTCGACCTCGCACCAATAGTCACAGGCGAACTGAGGAGCCGCTCCTTCATCGAAGGCCCACTCATAAACGCCAGCGGCACCGGATATATTGCAGTCATAGGGTATGAAAAACACGGAGTATCAAGCGGAGGAAAAAATCCGAATGCAAAGGGAAACTTCTACGCCGTCCCTGTACACGAAAGGCTCGACGTAAGACACCCCAAAGGCCAGGCAAAATTCCTCGAACAACCATACAAAGCAGCATCCGGAGAATACCTGGAATACATCGCGAACGCCGTTAAGGAGGAGCTGAATGACAGACATTAAGGTAGGAAACCTGATTGCAGGGTTCGAACTAGATACTGACGATTTTATAGATGGCATCAAAGGGATAGAACTGTCCCTCGATGGACTCAAAGGTGCTGTCAGCAAAGTCATGGCGTCATTCACTGCCCTGATGGCGAACCCTGTCGCACTAGCCGCGGCAGGAATCGCTGCCGTCGCCGCCCTCGGTAAAGCATCCTACGATGCATACATGGAGATGGACGAAGCATATGACAAGATTGCTGTAGGAACCGGAGCCGTAGGAGACGCACTCGACGGCCTCACCGAATCATACGACAAATTTTATCGGACTGCAACATATGTCTCCGAAGACGCTGCAGACACCTTCGCCAACCTGAACACATACCTGGGAGTCACAGGAGACCGACTTGTCAGCCTCGCCGAGCAAGTATCTGACCTGAAAGGAATCGGCCTCGAAATAGACGAGCAAGCCTACTCCCAGCTCATGAACAGATTCAGCATCGCAGAAGAAGAGATGGGCCTCTACCTGGATTATCTCCTGAAAGTAAACCAGAACACCGGAGCATCAATCAACAGCATCATGTCTGCGGTCCAGACCTCCGCCAGTTCACTGGATATATTCGGCTACTCACTGCAGGAAAGCATCAACCTCATAGGTATGATGAACAAAGCAGGATTCGAAACTAGCTCAATCCCGATGGCTCTCAAGCAGGTCACTGCGGCAGGGATCACAACCAGAGAAGGATTCGAAGACCTTATCACTACTATCAAGAACACCACTGACACAACAAAAGCCCTCGAAATTGCACAGGAAGCATTCGGAACCCGCGTGACGAATGAGATGGTAGCAGCAATCCAGGCAGGAGCCTTCGCCATCAACGGCCTGTCCGAAGACATGGAGCAATACGATGGACTAGTTGTTCAAACAGCAGAAGACACCGCCGACTTCCCGGAAAAGATGGACAAAATCGGAAGGAAGATGACGGAAACACTCGCTCCGGCAGGAGCAGTCCTGGGAGACATCCTCGTCGTAGTCGCCGAAATTGCGATAGCAGTACTCGACCACCTGACCCGGATGTCCGAATGGATACGCACCAGAGTTTCCAGACTCATTGAACCGTTCGTGAAACTGTTCACAAACCTCAAAGAAAAATTCTCTAAATTCTGGAACGATGCCGAACTCTCGTTCGTAGAAGGTGCAGCTTCTCTCATCAATCCGATCACCTTGATTGTAAACAACATCTCCAACGTCTTCGAAGTCCTGATAGACACGGTCAACTGGTTTGTAGAAACATTCGAACCCATCATCACTGCTGGTATGTGGCTGGTTGTCCAGGTGATTGATGTCGTCGCATCTGCAGCGACAGGCGACTTCGACAGCATGTTTGCAGCACTCGCAAAGATTGCTGCAGCAGGCATGACACTGCTCTACAAAATCATGGAGACAGGATGGAACGCAATCACCGGAAACCTCGAAGGAATCCTGCAGGGAATTGTGAACTTCATCTTCCGCACAATAAATACTGCAATCGACATCGTCGAAAACAGTATCAACGGCATAATCTCGCTCATAAACGGACTCATCAGCGGCATCAACTCCCTGAACATCTTCGACAGAATACCGACGATAGGATACGTATCCTGGCATCTTAACACACCGGACATCCCAGAATTCTCCCGGTTCGAAGACACAGCCCTCGGTAAGAAGATGACAGACAGCATCGAAGATCTCCTGGAAACATCTGAGAAACTATCTGCAACAACGAACCACACCATCGACACAGGAATTGCCGATGTTACAAACTCGCTTAGTAACGGGTTTGGAGGAGTCACAAACAACCTGAACACCGGGTTCACTGATGTGACAACCTCGCTTAGTAACGGGTTTGGAGGAGTCACAAACAACCTGAACACCGGGTTCACTGATGTGACAACCTCGCTGGACAAAGTCATCAGCAGCTCCGCCGAGAACTCCAGGCAAGAAATCGCAGCGATAAACAACCTCCTCACCGAGACAAAGACACTCGGCCAGATCACAGAAGAGACTGCTGGCCTCGTAGGCACAGTGACAGACTCATACTATGACTCATCTGGAAACTTCGTCAACAGAGACGACTACTACTCCGGAGACTACTACTTCGCCAACGCCACTATCGAGTACCTCGACGACGGCCGTCTGGTGATGACGAGAGAGAACGGAGACAGGCTCGTGATGGGTGAGATGAAGGCAGGTGACCGGGAGAAGTATGGAATTGATTCTGTGTTCAATGTCGGAGGAGGTGTCGGAGGATTGATGGGCAACATCGCTGTAGATACTCGGCTGAAACAGGAGTATGAAGCATACCTTGCCGCAAAAGAAGCCGCAGAAGCAGCCGCCAGCAAGAAACAGAACAGCTCATCCGGAGGTAGTTCTACCAGTGGAAGCTCAAGCAGCAAGAAGCCAACAATCTCCGCAATCCAACAGGGAACGATCGTCGGAACCCCGACCGTCACAACCCCTCAGAAGGAAAACAAGACCTATGACTCAGGAGGAGTGACCGTAAATATCAACGGAAATGTCAGCAACCCCTCCACAGTCATCGGAGGAATCATCAAGGCAGGACAAGATCTGATATCCAATCTCTTCAACTGGTGATAACATGCAAATAACCTTCATTCCCAACACAAACATCCTCCCGACACTCATCGTAGAGGATACTCCGGATGCAGACATAGCCCTCGTCCGCGGAAGCCCGCAAGGATTCAGTGGAGTACAGTACATCCACATGTCTGCCCAAACCCCCAATCAGAATGGAGCAACCTACTTCTTCAGTCGAATGTCAACGAGATCAATCTCGTTCTCATTCAGAATCCACGCGAAATCCATCGATGAAATCCAGAAAAAGAAGATGGAAATCGCACAGATTCTCTCACCAGCACTCGGAGAAGGAACGCTGCGAGTATACCCCGGAGAAGATGGAACATACTACGAACTCGCGTGCGTCCCGGATGGAAAACCCTCCATGTTTTCATCCATGGAAGGCCACAACGGCACTGCAGCAGTCGCAACTGTGAGCTTCACTGCATACAACCCCTGGTTCACATCACCAGTCCAGAACACAGTCGAGTTCACCGCATACGCAGGAGGATTCCAGCTCCCATTCAGACTCCCATTCACCCTAGGAGAATTTGGAGAAGGATACATCCACTATGCAGGCTCGACCCCAACACCTGCGCTGATCACAATCACAGGACCCTTCGTAAACCCAGTACTCATAAACACCAGGACCGGAGAGAAAATCGCCATCATAAAAGCCCTCAACACAGGAGAGAAGATAGAAATCAACACAGACCCGGCAACATCATATGTACACCACATCGATGCAACTGGAGCTGTGACAAATGCCTTCTCAACAATCTCCACAGATTCTGTGTTATGGCAGCTCCAGCCAGGAGAAAACCACATTCAATACACAGAATCTGAATCGATTGGAAACACCCCAATCCGCATCTCCTGGCACGACAGATTCGAAGGAGTGATGTGATGCAGACATTCTCCACCCCGCCCACTATCCAAGTATACGGGAAGAACCTCGAACTGCAGACAGAAATCTCAAGTGAAGTATACGAATACTTCCGGTATGAGAGGAACTTCAGAGTAAATGGAGCATTCACCCTCCACATCAACAAAAACCACCCGAAGGCACCTTACCTACTAGCACCGGATGCACTGGCAGTAGTGTACTACGACGGGAAAAAAGCACGGGCAGGAATCATCGAAACAGTAGAGTGCTCCATTTCTGAGAACGGTGCGGCAGGAGAGACACTTATAATCTCTGGAAGAGAAGGAGGCACATTGACAGAACGACTGGCAATTGCCGCCACCGGAATCAACACAGGTTATGATGTCTGCAGCGGAGACGCCGAGTCATGCATGAGATACTTCGTCGACCGGAACTGCATCAATGCACTGGACTCCGCGGGAAAACCCGCTCCAAACAGGAAGATACCTCACCTGATCCTGGAACCCCAGGACGAGAACAGAGGAGAGCAGGTCGCATATTCTGCCAGATTTGAAACTGTAGCAGACATCCTGGAAACACTCGGATATGCTGGAGGCATTGGCTGGGAGATTATCTTCGACCGCGCCAGCTCTGCATTTGTATTCTCTATCCTTCCAGGGGAAGACCACACACAAGGCACATCATACCCAGTAATCCTCAAACCCGAATGGCACACGGTAGAATCACTGTCTTACATGGACGACAGAGTCAACTCGAAGACCATGGTCTACATAGGAGGAGATGGAGAAGCGGCAGAACGGACTGTCGCACAGTCATACTTAGGAACGGCAGAACCGAGTGGATTCGAGAGAAGAGAGTTCTTCGTCGACGCTTCAGACTCGACAACTGCAGAAGAGATAGGAACCGTGGCCCTCTCCGAACTGCAGGCCCACGCCCCCTCCCTGACAATCTCCGCCGTGGCTGCATCATCCTCCCAGAGATACGTGTACCAGACCGACTATGACCTCGGAGACTGGGTAACTGTAGACTACACAGGCATTGCAACAATCGACATCCGCATCATCGGAATTGTCGATGAAGTTGTTGCCGGGCAAAGAGGCAGCATCCGGAAAATCACCTTGCACATGGGCACTGAACCGGCAGACATCCGGAGAATAGTCAAACAACACTCAAGAAAAACGATAGAGGCACGCAAATGACAATCAACACCGGATTCTTTTCCAACGGAAAGTACTACACGCAGAACGACTTCGCACCATTCATAGCCGATGCTGTATCAACAGGAGTTGTACACGGAGTCGACGATTCTCTCGCAGTCACTGCATACAACCCAGCGTCAATGGCAGTAAACGTAGGACTGGGAAGGGCATACATCGACGGATACTTCATCTCGGTCACCGGAGAAAAAGCCATCCTCACCATCAACCCATCAGGAAGCGCCCCGCGTATCGACAGAGTAGTACTGCAGCTGAGCCGTGCAGCAGCACAGAAAATCACACTCTACGTGAAGCAAGGAGTCGAAGCAGCATCACCTGTTCCGCCAGCCCTCCAGAGAGACACAGACATCACAGAAATATCTCTGGCCCAAGTGAATGTAGGCGCAGGAGTCATCGCAATCAATGCACAAGACATCATCGACGAACGGTACAACGCAGACGCCTGTGGCAGAGCACACCCTGGATCGTCCCCATCGACAATCTATGCTACATGTACCACCGCCAGAGCAACAGCAGCAAAGACAACTACACTCCCCGACTTCGCACTTATAACCGGAGCACTCGCGGTTCTCAGATTCCCGAACGGAAACTCTGCACCATCGCCGACACTCAACATCTCTGGAACAGGAGCGAGACCAATCACCGCACGCGGCGAACCACTCCCATCATGGGCGATTCGAAAAGAAGGAGTCTATGCCTTCAGCTACAACGGCACGTCCTGGGAATTTGTCGGCAGCTTGACCGAGAACAACCCGAACATGACAGTGTACGGATTCATCGTCGATGAAACCAACAGCGACCCTTCGGCCTGCATCACCTACACCGGAGCGTCTGCAGGATTCTCCGCAGCGGATGCACAGGCAGTATTCAAGCAGAAAGTCAAGCACTGTGTCGTGAAAGGAGCGAAACGGCAGTTCTATGTGAATGAGGCCGATTGGTCGAAGAAGACAGATGGATCAGCATCCGGAGTCGCAAACGGCACGTCGCTGTCGGGCAACTTCATGCTTGAATACCCGTCCTTCTGGTGGAGAGTCACCCCGCTCGGCACAGACATCCATCACGTGGAATTCACATGGGATGACCCTGGAAGCAACACAGACTGGATTCCTTGCCACCTCTACGACGGCAGAATCGCAGAGTACATCTATGTCGGCGCCTTCAAAGGGTACAACGACAACGGCAAGCTCCGCAGCATCTACAGCACCTCACTCAAGCCGACAGTCAGCCTGACAAACGAAGCATTCCGGAACCTGGCACAGGCAACCGGGTCTGCAGAAGGACTCAGTGGTAAAGACAACACATACACCATCAGCCAACCGCTCCCGTACATCATGCGCACGCTGCTGAAGTACTGGGCATATAAGACACTCGACCTGCAGACCAATGTTGCACGCGGCATCTGCAATGGAACATGGGACGATGGCGGAAGAGAAATTTGTGTTGGCATCAGTCTGACCGGAGGAAACACACAGGGAATTCCAGGAACTACAGGAACACGAGCTGCTGAAAAATCAGCAGTCGTAAATGGGGAGATTGACCCATACGGAGGCTACTGGGAATTCATGATTGACTTCGCATACCGCTTCCGCGAGATGGCATTCGCAATAGATGGGGCGGACCATCTCAACATCACCACGCTCACCACTGCAAACTGGGACACAACTATTCCCACAGTATGGCGCAAAGTGTTCGGAGTCGGAACAGGAGCAGGATATATTCGCAGAATGCTCTGGGACAAGTTCTTCCCATTCGTCTCGCTCGATGTCGCAGGAGGCAGTGCCACCACGCACTGGTCCGACTACACCTATCGAAACACAGCCGACACAGAGACATCAAAGACGCCGCGCTGTTGCTTGGCCGGCGCGGATTGGGATTATGGCTCGTATGCAGGTCCCGCGTGTCTGCATTTGAATTTTGCGGTGGGCAGTTCCGACTCGAGTATCGGCGCCCGGCTGCAATGCCACAGCCTGACGTAAGGCAGGCGCGGCATTGCACGGCTGAAAAGGAGGTGCAGACATGATTTAGTAAACACAGAACCCCGAACAGGGGCGGCAATGCTTTGCTCGTGTTTTTCGCGAGGAACGTGTGAGCTGAAAAAACATACATTACACCACACTGTTGCTTAACCAGCACGAATTGGAATAATGGCTCGAATGCAGGTCCCACGTATCTGAATTTGAATAATGCGGTAGGCAATTCCAACTCGAATATCGGCGCCCGGCAACTAGGAATGAATGGCGTTTGTTGGACTGCCCCTTGCCCCTTGGCAAAAATCAGACTAGCGCTGAGCTGTGCAGAACAGCTCAGCATTACCTAGCAGGCAGATAGCATGGAAACCACAACAGCAGTACAGACAACATCGTTTTTCGGAAACTCATTAATCGGTGACATCGGCAAATGGTTTTCATTCTCGCTCGAAGATGTCGCATCATACGCAAATGCACTCATCGCATACGGAAAAGCGGCGAAGGGGAAAAAACACTACAAGCAGGTTGTCGCATTCGACACTGACCACGTCCGGAACCTGAAAGCCCTCGCAGCAGACTTCCTGAGCGGAGAATATCGTACCGGGAAGTATGAGCTGAAGACTATCAATGACTCTGGAAAGGAGAGAGAAATCGCAAAGACACTCGACTTCCGCGACCGCATTGCGCAGTGGATGATAGGCAACTATCTCGTGCCGCAGCTCATCGCGAACTTCTTCTCTGAGCATTCGCATGCAGCCATTCCTGGCAAAGGAATCCACTCAGCACAGCAGGAAGCGCTTGGCTATATTGAGCAGTATGCTTGGTGCCTGAAGTGCGACGTCCGAAAGTATTTCCAGAGCATCAACCGATATGTCCTGAAACACATCTGTGACAGTATCTTTGAGTCCTGTCCGCTCTTGGGAATCATCGTTCGCAGGATCATCGACGATGCACCAGGAACAGGCGTGCCGATTGGAAATTTGTTGTCACAATTTCTCGCGAATGTCTTTCTGACACCGCTCGATAGATGGCTTGAGTCTATCGGTGCAGCATTTGTCAGGTACATGGATGACATCACTATCTTCGCCAAAACAAAGGAGGAGCTGCAAAGGATTCTCAGAGATTTGTCATGGTTCCTTGAGAGCCGTCTGTTTGTCAGACTGAAAGGGAATTGGCAGATTTTCAGAGTCGCGTCAAGGGGAGTTGATTTTGTCGGATATCGTATGTGGAAAGGACTTATCCTCCTTCGGAAGACCACGCTCGCAAAGCTCCGGCGTGCAAGTTTTGACATCCGGAAGCGCTTCGAGCAAAGAGGGTTTGTCACAGACTCAGAGAAGAGTTCGATATTCTCATACCTGGGTTGGCTTGTACACTGCAGCAGATGCGTGCGGGATAAGCTGTTCAACACGTACTTCCAGGACATCATCTGGGCGGCAAACATCACTATCAAGAAGAAGTCACGTTTGCGAAAATTCTACGATTTACCACTACCATGACAGAAGAAGTCATTCACAGCCACAGCGTCGGTGAGATGCCGACGAACCCACTCATCGACGAGAAGTGGGTGCGATACATCACGAACATCCAACAGGAGGATGCTCCGGAAGGGATGGACGACGGACAGACACACTGGTCTTATGATATCGTTGCGACAATTCCCCTTGCAGAATATGTCCAGGGTATTCAGGGCGAGATTGAACTTGCAGCAGCAAGAGCAGAGACTAATGCCTTCGAGACCACACTCTATCTGATTGCGGCAAGCAATGAGGAGGGAGCAGTATGAGCGGAGAAACACCACTGAAGCCTGCCTGCTTTGAATCTCTGGCACAATCCTACGCCATGAGGATTGAAGCAGGAGACTTCGGACTAGACTCAGTCCCATCAATCCCTGTAAGCCTGAGACCAAGAGTAGAGTATCTGGTCAGTAACTGACCAGGAGCATTCTCTCTTTTTGTTGCGATTTTGAGACGCTCTTTTTTCGTGGCCATTGTCGCCCGGCTTTTCATGCAACCCGCGTGTTGCCCGCTGTTCGCCCCTCAGGTAGCCCTTCCTTGCCCTTTTGAGACTCGCCTAAACCACCAGGAAAGGTGAAAAAATCACATTTTTGTGACAACGTGCGGACCGTCGCATTCCAATTCGTACAAGGTCAGAATGCTTCGACGAAGCAGTCGCGAGGATTCGAAAAATAGAGGAAGATGTTGAGAGATTCATTCGAAATCCGGAATCAGAGGTTGTTCCGGAAGATTCTGTGGTACTACCGCCCGAGCTTTCAGCTCGGCGAGCTCCTGGCGAAGTGCAGCAAGGGCCTCGCGGTCCGCATCCTGGGCATCCCGCATCTTCCTAAGTTCGGACTCATAAGAGGACTTCACTTTGTAGTAATCCGGAGGCAAAGACACAGTGACATCCAGCTCGCACTTCAAGTATTCCTCTCGCTCCTCATCCAAAGAAGGACGATGATACGAGGAGGAAAGATACCCCGCATGCCCCACCCAGCTCTCAACATAATCTGGATGGGCAGAACGCTTCGCTTGAGTGATAAACCACTTCCGAGCAGAATGCACGTGCAGCATCCTCCTCCCAGTGCGGACATCCCGCTGACCATATCCAGCTGCATCAATCGCGGACCAGAAGAACCTGTTTTCATTCCGATAGTTCATCGGGAATATTTCACGGAGGTCGTGCCGGATATTGCAATTCTGGCATTTTGCTAACCCCTTCGCAACCTCAACATCACGAACACGGAGGTATGCACGCAGTGCATCCGCAGCCTCCCGAGATACAAAAGTCCGCCGAGGCAGACCATTCTTTGTAGCAGCACCCCGCAGCTCAATGCGACAGGGAGTCTCGTCCAGGAACACATCAGACATCCACAAGCTCAGCACCTCGCCAATCCGTAAACCTCCAGACAGACAGAGCAGGAGCTCAGCACGATGTCGAGTGTCAAGGTGAGATAGCACAGCCTGCCATATTTCCCGAGTAGGGCATAGCTCTTGGACAACTGCGACAGTCTTCTCCCGCTTCGACCGCTCGCGGAGTTTACGTTGTAGAGGAGGGAGCTGGAACTCACACGCATCCTGCAGGTAGCATTCGATGGATGATAGGTACGACGCCCGGGACATAGGAGCCAAGGCATCAATATCCGGGTGGACATAGTACTGAGCAAGATCCCGAGCGACAGCAGCAGAATCACGACTCGAGAGATACTCGCGCATCCCGGCATCAATGTCTGTCACATCAGGCCCGAGATACAATCTAAGGTATTTAAGAATCCCGCTCTTCCGAATACGCCTCGTAGACTCCTTAGAATAAGTGGCAATATACTCGGACGGAAGCATTATCCAGGACAGCATACCTCTCAT